GTCAATTACGGAGGGGAGCAAAGTCAGGAGGGGGTAGTCCGGATGGTCACCATCCCTCCCTCCCTCACTTCCAAATTTTGTGCTAATCTACGCATGAGGGCTGCTTTCGCGGCGAAGCAGAAGGTGTCATATCTTTTGGTGTAGCAGTCCTCACTTTCACAAGACAGGAAAACTTTATGGCAAAAAAACCACGACACATTTTGAAGTACCTTGAGGACCCAAATACTTGGGACAAGTCAGCTTTTGAAACTGCCATCCGCGCAGAAGTAGAAAGTGGCACAGGTGCGCTTACTGCAAGCGATGAGTTTTTGATTGGCTCTTTGGTTCTTGTGGTTGACAGCTTGCTTACAGCACAAATCAACATTGCTGAAGCCGGGCATGTAACGGTCTATGGCAACAATGAAGGCGTGACTGCTTGGTACAAAATTCGCACCGAGATGACCGATAAGGCTATCAAGATTCTTGCGGAGCTTGGCCTTGTTGCCCGTGGCAGACCAAAGATTGCTAATAAAGTGACTGATGTAGATGAGCTATTCGCCACTGCTTAAACCGGCGTTTCAGTACGCAATTAGCGTAGTTCGTGGTGACATAGCAGCATGTGAGGATGTAAAGCTGGGTTGCCAGCGGTTCCTTGATATGGCAGAGCGCAAAGACGCACCCTACGAATTCAAGGCTGAGAAAGCTGAACACATACTAAAGTTTGTCAAATTCTGTCGCCATGTAAAGGGACCGGAAGCTGGCAAGCCTATTGAACTAGCCCCATTCCAGATTCTATTTTTGGCTGGCATTTATGGCTTTCGAGCAAAAAGCGACATCAATACTCGTTGGGTGACAGATGTTATTTTGTTTGTACCTAGAAAGTCAGGAAAGACTACTTTGGCCTCCATCATTGCCCTGTACGAATTGCAGTTTGGCGATGCTGGCGCAGAGGTGTTTACCCTAGCTACTAACCGCGACCAAGCGTCTATTTGTTTTGATTCGTCTAAGGCTATTGTTGAAGGCATGAAAGCAGAGCTTGCTGCCAAGTTCATTGTTTACCGCAGTGAGCTAAAGAAAGCTGGCGACTCTACTTCTACGTACCGCGCCTTATCCCGTGAGAACAGGAAAACGGGTGATGGTAAAAACCCTAGTGTGGCTATGGTGGACGAAGCAGCGCAGATTATTGAGAGGTCATCTATCGAGGTCCTGCACTCTGGTATGGGCGCTCGTAAGAACCCATTGCGGATGTACCTGACCACTGCCAGCTTTACTAAGGAAACCAAGTTCTACGAAGATTTGAACCATTTCCGGTCTGTGTTGCGTAGTGCTGCTGAAGATAACTTTAGATGGTTTGGCTTGCTGTATAGCATTGACCCCGGAGATGAGTGGAGCAATCCTGATGTCTGGGGTAAAGCCAATCCCATGCTGGACATTTCCGTTACCAAAGAACACATCAAACACATGGCAGATGAGGCTTCTGCCAAACCAGCCAGCTTGAATGAGTTCCTGTGTAAGCAATTAAACATCTATGTTTCTGCCAATAGCGCATGGGTTGATAGGCGGTTTTGGGATGACTCTATTGCCAAGATGTCGGCAGACAAGCCTGAATCTACATTTATTGCGTTTGACTTGGCGCACAGCCGAGATTTGAATGCTGTTTGTACCTTGCACAGATATGGGGAAGAAGATTTCTATGCCAAATTCCAGTTCTTCTTACCAGAGGAATCTATGGACTTTGTTCCTAACCATTACAAGCCCATCTATCTACAAGCTCAAGCCAGTGGTATCCTAAAGCTAACTCAGGGTAATGTTACAGACCTGAATGAGATAGAAACCTACATCAAGCAGGAGTGTATTGACCATGATGTTAAAGAAATTGCTTTCGACCCTTACAACGCCGCTGCGCTGGTTGCAAACCTCTACAGCCACGGACTACCTGTCAAAAAAGTGGGCCAAGGTATGGCTGTACTGTCAAACCCAAGCAAAACGACTGAGCAGCTTATTCTCAAGAAAGCAGTAAAGCATGATGGCAATCCATTTGTGGGTTGGCAGCTTGGAAACTGCGAGGTTTACACCGATGTCAACGGTAATGTAAAGGTGCGTAAGAATGAGGCAGACCCATCTGCCAAAGTTGATGGTATTATTTCTATGATTATGGCTTTACACTGCCACTTAGATAATGTTTTCGTGACGGAATCATTTGGCTTTAGGTCATTAGATTGGTAGAATGTGCGGAAATAGGAGAAAATCATGGGACTTTTGGATGTTTTTAGCAGTAAAAAAGTAACAAATAATGAGAGTAACTCGTTGTTTGGTCAAACTGCATTGGGCAACAATATTGTTTACCAAAGTAATAAACAGCAGCCAAATGTAAATACCCAAATACTCTATGTCACAACTGCCAGCACTACTAATGCTGGTCGTCCTGTTGACATGTCCATGCTCACTCGCAACAGTACAGTGATGTCCTGTATTGCAATTAAGGCAAGGGCGCTTGCACAACTGCCTATCAATATTTGCTGCGAAAGCGAAGATGGCGAATATGTAAATGCCATCAAAGACCCGTCAGTTGGCAATCGTGATAAGACAAAAGCAAAGCAAGTAGCCAAGCTTTTGAACAATCCAAATAACTTTCAGAGCAAATATGAGTTCTGGTATCAGTGGCTCATGTGGTATGAGCTTGCTGGTGAAGCGTTTACTTTGTGGTGGCGTAAAGACCAAGAAAGTGCAACAGAGACACCTCTGGAGATGTACATCTTGGACAGCACTTTAATTGCCGTAACAATCAATCCTGCTCGTTATCCATCCTACCGATTGTCTACACCGTCTTACGGTTTCAGCCGTGACCAGCCACTTAAAGCGCATCAAATCATGCACTGTAAAGAGATGGCATGGCAAGGTTCTGCCGGTTTTAACAAAGGTATCTTGGCTGCTGAACTGGTGGCTTTGGACCAAGACATTGACCTGTACGCAAACTATGTCATGCAGAACGGTGCGAAGCCATCTGGCATGTTTTCTACCGAAGCTGTTGTGCCGGACGCAAAATATAAAGAGATTGCAGCCCGTCTGAAGGAAGCTTGGAGCAACATGACAGGCTCACGCCAATCTGACCCATCTAAGCCCGGTCAGGGCATGCTGCTCGACCAAGGCATGAAGTACACGCCTTTGGAAATGCTCAACTTGCAAGATGCTGATGCTGCTAACCTGAAGATGCAAACCATGCGCCGTATTTGCGGCCTGTTTGGTGTGCCTCCGCAGATGCTTGGCATTATTGATGGCAAGTTTAATAACAGCCAGACGCAAATGGATGAGTTCTATAAAGGGACTATGTATCCAATGCTGGTCAACATTCAAGAGAAGCTGAAGCAGCACCTGTTTACAGGTTACCCATCATTGTGTGTTGAGTTTGATACTAGCGACTTCTTAAAGGGCGCACCACTTGACCAAATGAACTTTGCTACCTCTGGCGTGACCAATGGAATTATGACTCCTAACGAAGCCCGTCAATATATGGGCATGCCTAATGTCGAAGGTGGTGATAAATTGGTCCAACCTAATAAACCGGCTGATGCTATTGCCGGAAGTTCATCACAAGATACTGGTGGCGGTGGTGGAAACCAAACTAAGAAAATGAATATAGGAAAGACTTGATAAATAATGCAAACTGATACAAAATATCTGGTAGCATTAGCAAAACAGGTTCGTCAACCTGTAATACAGTTGCCTGTTCTTTTAGGGCAACCCCCTAAAATACAAGATAACAACCAATCTATGGCTTTAGGGGCTATTAATGAAGCAAATGAATCTAATCTGCGAAGCAAGATTAAACCTAACGGAAAAAGCCGCAAACGGCGAACCCACAGGCAAGATTGAAGCCCGCATTACTTCTTGGGGTCCACGCGAAGGTGCGGATGGTCGCCGTTTTAACTACCAGCCAGAAGGCTTTATGGATTGGGCAGAACAATTTGCCTCCTCCGGTAGACCACTCCCAATGTTCCTAAATCACAATGCAGAGTCTATGCCTGTTGGCGAATGGACAAGCATTGAGATGGATGATGAAGGCATGAGCGCAAGTGGTCGCTTGTTCCTGAACACCACTGCTGGCTCAGATTTGTATCAAGTTATGAGCGAGTCACCTAACATGTTTGGTGGTGTCTCTGTTGGCGCTTACGCTGACGAATATCAGATGGTTAATTCTGATGGAGAACCCGACCAATCTGAAGAAGCTTACTTCCAAATCACTAAAGGTGGTCTGCGTGAGACTAGCATTGTGATGTACCCTAATAATCCTAAAGCTGAAGTTAGCAAGCTCGAATTCTTCATGGAAGACGGCTCTGTTGACTTGCGACAATTAGAACAATCTCTGCGAGATGCAGGGGTTTCTAAACAGAATGCGGTTGCTGCTGCTTCTGTATTTAAACAGGTGCTTGAGCAGCGAGATGCTGTAACAAAGCCTGTTGAAGACGCACCAATTTTGAGAGATTCAGAAGCGGAAGCAACCGAAGCGAAGATTCTTGAAGCTTTAGAGCAAAGAGAACTTCTTAAACTCCTAGACAAACGACTTAAAGGTTAATCATGTCACAAGTAATCTTAGAAAAATTGGACGCAATCGAAGCTAAACAAGCTGAGAGCGTTGCGGCTGTAGAAGCCAAAATCCCCGCTGCTGTTGAAGCTATCAAAGCTGAATTCAGCGAAATGGTTGCTGCTTTGGAAGCAAAAGTTTCTTCTATCGAAGCTCCTGCTCTTATCAAAGCTCCTGCCAAAACAACTCGTCAAGATGTCAATCGTTCTGTTAAAGAGCAATTGGTTTCTTTCTACAAAGGCAACGGTCGCGTAGAGAAAGAACTGCAAATCTTTGCTGACGAATCACAAATGCAAGCCTACCTGAACGAAGCTTCTGCTTTGACTGCTGGTGGTGATGGCAAAGGTGGTCGCACAGCTTATGACCCAGTGTTTGCTGCACTGCGTTTGGCTAACCCATTGCGCGGTGTTTCACGCACTGTTGCTACTGATGGTTCTTCTTATCAGTTCCGTGTCAAAACGGGCAACGCTGGCGCTGCTTGGGGTTATGCAATTCAAAACAACGGTGCGACTACAACTGAAGACACAACAATCTGGCAATTAGTTTTGCAAGATTTGAATGTGCAGTTCCCTATTCGTACTGCTGCCCTTGATGACATTGATGGCTTGGAAGCAAATGTGGTTGACGACATGTTGGCTGAATTTTCACAGTCTGAAGCGTTGTCAATGATTCAGAATAACGACCAAGCAGCACAATCTGCCACTAACCCATACGGCGGAACAAACGGCTTGCGCGGTTTAGACCAATATGCTGGTTCTAACGCTACATACGCTGGTGGTACTTGCTCTACAGCGGCATTTGGTACAAGTGGTACAGGCTCTAGCACTGGTTTGCATAGCTTGGCTACTTATGACCAGACCACTACTAACGCTGCTACTGTTGGCGCAAACAACATCACCTATACCGATGTTGTGAATTTCATCTATCAATTGCCACAACAATACTGGACTGCAAACGCTAAGTTTGTGATTAGCCCAATCTTGTTGAACGCAATTCGTGCATTGAAAGACAACAACGGCGCACCTATCTTCAATCGTAACGAAGGTTTGTCTGTCGAAGGTATTGTTGGTCAGTTGATGGGCTTTGATGTTGTTGTGAATAAGTATTGCGATACTCCTTCACAAACAACGGCAGGTTCTGCTGGTACTAACAGTTTGTACCCAATGTTCTTTGCTGATTGGAGCCGCTTCCACACAATCGTGGACCGCTTGAACATGGTTATGCGCCGTTATGACCAGACATTGCCCGGTTTCATCACCTTCTACGGTGAGAAGCGTTTGGCAACATCTGTTCGTGATCCTAATGCTGGTGTGCGTTATCGCTCAACTGGCACAGCGACCTAATAGTTGCAATCAGCGGGGGGGTAAAATCCCCCGCTTTCTTTTAAGGACACACCATGACCATCACTAAAAAAATCTTATCTGCTATTCAAGAAACAATTCAAACAGGTCAAAGAGTTTCAATTGATTTGCGTGAAGCATCTGCAATCACAGGTTCTGGTGATGGTGTAGGTGGTCGCACATTTTTTGATAACGCTTTTGCTGCTCTGCGTTATGCAAACCCGATTCGCGAGATGTCGCGTGTTATCCCTGCTGCTGGCTCAAGCGTTCAGTTTGTTGCTAAGACAGGTAATGCGGCAAATCAAACAAACCCATTTGGTTACACATTCACTCCAGACAGTGGTACACCAAATACAAACACATCAATTTGGCAATTGCCAACTCGCGTTATTACAGCGCAACTGCCGATTCGTACAGCAGTAATGTCTGATGTAAATTACTTGAACGAAACAATTGTTGAAGACTTGATGCTAGAGTTCGCGCAAATTGAAGGCGCTTCAATGGTGTTAAACAATGACCAAGCTGGCTCTACGACTACAGTAAACGGTGCTACAAGCGGTTTGCGTGGTTTGAACATGTACACAAGTGCAGCAGCATCTGCTTATGGCACAAGTGGCACTGCAATTACAAATGGTATCCATTCAATTGCAACATTTACACAAGCAGCGGCAGCGGTTACATATTCTGACATTACAGATATGACTCGTTTGTTTCCTGCTCAATATTGGAATTTGCCCGGCACTGCATGGATGATGCACCCGCAGACAGTTCACGAATTGCGTAATTTAGGTGGCGCAGCAGCAATTAAACAGTTTGCTGAAACTGGTGATGATGATGGCGGTGCTGGTGTTAACATTTTTGGCTTCCCTGTGATTGCTAATCCAAACATGCAAACTACAGGTGCTGGCAAGTTTAATATTTACTTGGCAAACTGGCCCCGTTTTGTGACTATTGCTGATGTGGAAGAAATGACCATTCAAGCAATGGAGCAGACAGCCCCCGGTTTTATTACCCTATTTGCTGAAAAGCGTTTGGTAAGTACTGTCCGTGACCCATTTGCTGGTATTCGTTTAGTTGGCGTGTAAACCATGAGCGCAGTAGATTATCAATACGGTTCGCCTTATTCGGCGCAAACACGCAATCCGTTTAACTATGAAAAGTTTGAACAGATTGACCGGGATAATGTTACGCCTTGGCTTACTCTTGAAGAAATCACTCAGCACATTAATTTGTATGATGATGAAAGTCAAGACACCTATCTAAAGGCTCTAGAACTGGCTACAAGGCAAGCAATTGAGGACTACCTAGGTCTGAGTATCTTTAGTGTGACTTATCGCGTCTGGTACGGCACATCTAGCCTTGCTGCTGCACCTGTTTGCTTTGACTTGCCTGAAGTTAGTCAAAATCAATACTCTAATCAACCGCAAGTTTATATTGATTCTCTTGGGTACTGGACTGACGCATTCCCTCCTGTTTTTACAACAGTTGCTTCAAATCAGTATTACTATGATGCTTCTGGTAATAAAGTCATTGTGTCTTCATTGCCAACATCAATTAATACAGTAATGACTGCTCCTATTGTGCTTCAATACACTACTGTAGCAAACCCAATTTCAGCCTATCCTGTGATTAAACAGGCTGGCCTGTTGTTGTTTACGCACCTGTATAACAATCGTGCAAATGCCACTGAAGTTAAGTTGAAAGACATACCTTTTGGCGTGACTACATTGTTAAGAAACTACAAGCCTTTGGTGATGTGATATGGGAATCAAACGGTATGAAAACATCACAGTCAACAATTTGACCTTTGGTCAATCTGACTTTGGTGAGCAAAGCACAACCCAGACTACATGGTTTGGGACACGTGCGCTTGTTGGTGATGTTGCCAACAGTGTAAAAATTGCTGATAAATACCGTTTGTATCAGGACTTAGTGAATTTCACTTTGAACTACACGCCAAACATGAAGACTATGGTTGATAGCCAGAACCTCTATTCGATTACATGGCGCAATGCAAACTGGCGCATTACTGATGCAAGAGAATCTAACGACCGGATGCATGTAACCTTTATGTGCTACCGTTCTGACCCAGTTACGGCGGTTTAAATGGCTACACAGAACAATGTCGTTATTTACGGAAAAGCCATTGAGTACCAATTAGCTAGTATTGTTACGCCTGTGCCTGTGTATGCTGCGTTTAATCGTAATTTTGCTACTCAGTCTAAGTTTATTACTTGGATGCTGAGAAATGTCCACCAACCTGTTTATACGGGCCAGACGCAATCTAATAAGGGCATTGACCGCCCTATTTTTCAGATTTCTATTTTCACTCAGAACATAGAAGAGGGCTTTGCAATATCGAATCAGATATTACAATCGTTGCATGGTTATAGCGGTATGTTTGGGAATCCATCAAGCGGGGGGTTTTATATCTCCAAGGCTGATGTGTATTGGCTTTACAACAGTTATAACAATGAAGAAAATATGGCGCAAATCTTTTTAGATTGCACTTTAGACATCCCAACATAAGACAGTTTATTAACTCTTTGAAGGAAACTCAAAATGGCTTTACCAAATAAAATTTTGCCGGGTTTTAGTGCTGCGCTATATGCTCAACCGGGAACAACTCCAACTCCATTGACATTGACTCAATTGTCTTTGGTCGCCAGCGTTGCACCACTTGCCATTTCTGGCAATCTGGTTCAAGTTGAAGCTGTACCAGCTTTTGGTCAGGATGATGCAGTAGCTAACTTTTCAGTCGCTGGTTCACGCCAATCTGACAAGATTCCTACTCAGTCAGCACCTACATCAATGACGATTACTGCTGCTTGGAACCCCGGCGATGCAGTGATTAACACATTGCTGCGTACAGATGCCTACTCTGGCGTGGTTGACCGCACCTTTGTGATTAGCGCAACTGAAGGCGCAAACATTGTGTATTACGCTTTTGTTGGTCGCGTGTCTCAATTCCAAATTGATGCTGCACCCGGCGCTGAAGCTAAATGCACATTTACAGTTCATCCTCGCGGCAACCTGTTCGGTTGGTGCAACAACGCTTAAAGGAGCATCAAAATGGCAATTCCTAGTTTAGTTCTACCCGGCTTTAGTGCCGCGCTATGGATGCAAAATAGCGCCACTCCTACGCCACTTACTCCTTCTAACCTTTCTGTTTGGGCGGCTCAAGTAGCAACCATTTGCGGTACTGCTGTTGGCGGTACAGGCGCTTCTGGTCAACAATTAAATGTGGAAGCAGTTCCCGCATTTGGTCAAGACGATGCTGTTGCCAACTTTATGGTTGCTGGCTCACGCCAATCGGACAAAATCCCAACTCAGTCTGCTCCTACCAGCATGACAATCACATCAGCTTGGAATCCTAGCGATGCCGCCCTGTTGTTGATTCGTGGTGATTCAACTAATGGCGTGACAGACCGTACTTTTGTTATTACAGCTTCTACATCTGCAACCAGCACTATTGCTTATGCATTTAATGGTCGCGTAAGTCAATTTCAAATTGATGCGGCTCCCGGTGCTGAAGCTAAGTGTACTTTCACTATTCACCCACGGGGCAACCAGTACGGTTGGTCTAACCCATGACCTTGACTGAAGCTATTGAAACGCTGGCTTCTACATATGCAGACCCTGTGCTTATTGCACGGGGTTTACCCGTAGATGCACAGGAAGTTGCCACTGCTTTGGCGGCTGCTACTCCTGATACAACAGAGTTTGTCGCTCTGACACTATTGGCTCAGTTTAATCCTTATACTGCGCCAGCAACTAGAACAAAAACAGTTCAACCTACAGAATAAAACATGACTACGATAATAAAAGACAACAATGACCTATTGAGTTTCCTAGTAGCCCAATCTGATTCTTCCAAGAATTGGTTTGGGTTTACTCAACAAAGAATTACTGCAATTGCTTTGGCGCATGACATTGCCAGACATCATGCAGATAAAATGACTGCTACTCAAGTTGTCGAATATGCAATAGAGTTGAATGAAGTCATTTACCACAAGATTATTAAAGCACACTAAAGGAACGACATGACAAGACTATCTTCTGCTCTAGGCAGCACCTACGCTTCTGATTCCCTGCGAACAAAGACTTTTGAATTGGGTGGACACACATTTAAGGTTCGTGTCCCACTGACAAGAGAGATGGAATTAATTCAAGAGCGTATAGAAATTATTGACGAATCTGAATACAAAACCAGATTTGAAAAAATGACAACCTCATTCAAGGACAGCACTGCGCTTGAAGGTATTGTCGTTACAGATGATGATGTGATTATTGAAGGCCGGTCCACACGGGAACTGGTAAGGTCCATCATGCAAATGGAAAACCGCACAGTTGAATACATCAAGTTGATTGTTCCTGAACATGACAATCTTGATGATATTACTTACAAAGACATTGATGAAGAGTGGCCTTTCCAAGTTCAATTGGAAGTTCTGAACAAGATTTCAGAGGCCATTCAGCCGGGATATAAGGACTCCAGAAAAAACTAATCAAGGACATTCGCCTCCAAGCCAGAGCGTATATTTATGCTCATGGCGGGTGTCCTGATGAAGTTCCTACGGATGACATGCGAAATATTGAGATTATGCTGTCCGATGGCATGCTTGGAAACAAAGCTATTTTGGTAGCTTTAAGCTCCTTGACTACGGGCAATTTAAACTCGAAAATGGCTAAAACGGCATCACCTTTCCAAATGAAAGATGTGTTGCCATCTACGCATGAATATATTGTCCCGCCGTTGAGCGAAGAAGAAAAGAAAGCAGAAGTCAATAAACGATTGATGTCTTTCTTGAAAACTAGACCGGGTGCGGAGGAATTTTTGAAAGAGTGAAATGGTCTACATACCAGAAAAGCTTACCTTTGAGCTTGAAGGTTTTGCTGAGTTTGAGCAGCAGCTTAGAGAAATAGCTGACGGCTTTCGTGGTGATTTAGTAGCCCGTAATACTCTTGTCCCTGCCGCCAAGATAGCTATGGAGTCAGTTTATAACTCCGCAGTGTCTAGAGCGCCTGTAGGCGATAAGCCTAGGGACGATAAAAACCCTTTTCACATGCGAGACACCATCCGGTTGGATGCCCGTATTCCTAACGAAAAGGACAAGCGAAGCGAGTATGTCAATGAAACAGATGCAGCCATTGCTGTAGTTTCTGTCAAGAAAAGTGCTGTATCTCTTGCTCAAGAATTTGGCACATCAAAAATACCAGCGCGTCCATTTTTGCGTATATCTTTACAGCAAGATTCTGGAACAGTGTTAGACGCTTTAAAATCACAATTGGGTAGTCGAATACCAGATTACGCAGCAAAGCTGGCTAGAAGGAAAAAATAATGGCTTCTCAAAATATTGCTAGATTGGGCGTTGTCCTTGGATTGGACACTGCTGAATTTACCGCTTCCATTGACAAGGCAATTTCAGAAAATGCCAAGCTAAAAAATGCTATTCGCAAAGATAGCAATGCTGCTGCGGCTGAGATTGTTAATCTGAAACATGCCACAGATGACTACGGTAAAACGCTTACCAAAGTTCAAATGATGGAGCGAGAGACAACTTCTGGGCGCTTTATGAATGCGTCTAAGGAGATGAAGCAGCAGCTTCTTGAAAGAGCTAAAGCTTATGATGCTGTTGCAACTGCAACAACAAAAGCTGTTGATGCTCAGTTTAAAATGAACGCCCAGCAGAAGATGGGTTTAACCTATCAGACAACCGACCTTGTTACTTCTCTGGCTGCTGGGCAAAATCCATTTATTGTTCTGTTGCAACAGGGTGGTCAATTAAAAGACCAGATGGGTGGCCTTGGCAACATGTTCAAAGCCATTGGCACTATCCTAACTCCAATGCGATTGGCTATTGGCGGGGTTACCGCTGCCTTTGGTACGCTGGCTTATGCAGCTTATGCTGGTAGAGCAGAGTTTGACAAACTAAAAGACACAATTACTTTGACAGGTAATTTTGCTGGCGTAACTACTGAAAAGTTTTATTCACTATCTACTGAATTAAGCGGTAGGACAAACGCTTCTCTTGGAACAACAAAAGATGCTTTAAATGCTGTTCTTGCTTCTGGAAAGTTTACGGCTGCATCAATTAGTTCTGTCACTCAAGCAATTATTTCATATTCACAAATTTCTGGAATAGATGCCAAGGCTGCTGCCGACAAGTTAATGAGTGGACTAGATGGGACGGCATCTGGAGCTAGAGCTTTAAATAAGGAAATGAACTTCCTTACTCTTGAGCAATACAAACAAATTGAAGCACTTGAAAAGGCTGGAAAACTACAAGATGCGGCAAAAGTTGCCTCTATTGCTTTAAATACTCAATTGGCTGCACAGCGAAGAGAGCTTGGCTATCTTGATAAAGCATGGGAAACCACAACCAATGCGCTAAGTAAGTTTTGGAACCTGTTAAAAGAAATTGGTAAGCCAGAAACAACAGACCAAGTTATTGCCCAGCTTGATAGACAAATTCAAGCTGTACAAGCATCTGTTAGTAAAAGTACAGGTGATAGCCCGTTTGAGAAAGAACAAAGAAAACAACTTCAATTATTAAAAGACCAAAGGGAAGCAATTCTTGAAACTGAGCGTTTGAAAGCTCGTTCAGTAGCAGCTAGAGATGTTGGTGATGCCAAACAAAAAATTGAAGATAGGGCTTCTGCCGGCGGCATTGATAAAGAAAAACAAATTATTGCTGCTACTGAAAAAGCCAAAGCAAGTATCAAATACACACAAGCTCTTGCAAGTGCCAATGAAATAGGAAAAATAGAATTAGAAGCTACAAAACAAATTGAAGAAAAAAGGGCAGAATTTAAAGCTAAAAGCGAAGTAGATAAAAGAGCATTTGGCGGTCTTCTTGCAAAACAACTTGCTGCTGAAGAGCTTGATATTGAAGTAAAGAAAAACGAAAAGATTCGTTTGCTTCGTCAAAAACAAATGCTTACCACATATCAATTTGGGGTGGAGCAGCAGAAAACATTTGATGATGAGATGACTGCAGAATATCTTTTGCAGGAAAGCATTAAACAACAAATTCGAGATAAAACAAAATCTTTGGAAATGGACAAAGAAGATTTAATACTCAAGAACCGAATGATTTATGCCACTGAAAAAGAAGTACAGTTGGCTCAACTTTCATTAAAGTATCAAAGAGAAAAAGAAAAGCCATTTGCAAATATTGAGGCACTTAATCAACAAGAAGCAATTGAAAGATTTAATATAGAACTGCAAGACACAATGAAAAAGACCTCGGAAGTCTTTGACAGTGTATGGGGCAACATGGGTTCTGCTATTGATAAATTTGTCAGAACCGGCAAGTTATCAATGAAAGATTTTGCCCGTAGTGTCATTCAAGATTTGATTGCCATCCAAATGAAGGCAGCAGCGTTGTCTTTCTTGCGGATGATGTTTGCTCCCACAATGGGTCCAACAATAGATGGAGGTGGTGCATTACCATCCAGCTTTAATCAATACTTGGCTCCTAGGGCTGCTGGTGGCCCTGTATCTGGCAACACGCCTTACCTTGTTGGTGAAAAAGGTCCAGAGTTGTTTATGCCTTCTGGTTCAGGAACAATCATTCCAAATGGCGCAACAGGTCAAATGGGTGGCGTTACCAATGTCACCAACAACTACATCAACGCTATTGATACCAAATCGTTTGAGGACCGCTTGCTTGGCAGTCATAATGCTGTTTGGGCTGCAAATCAATATGCTGGCAAATCATTAGCAGTTAACAGGGGCCGCGCATGAGCTTCCAAACAATCTTTGAAATACAACAATCCATGACGGTAAACAACCGCCGTATGGTTGGTCAACAAGTGGCCCGTTCTGGCTACATTACGGTGGCTCAATACCTAACCGCAGTACCTTGGGTGTTTACCATTACTCCGCACAATTATCTTTACTATCCACAGGTTAGGTCTGTTATTCAAGCGATTGACAACAAAGACCGTCAACTGGCGGAGAACATCTTTTTCCAAAGTTCTAACCTATCTTGGTTTATGGCTTACCAAGGCGATATACCCTCTGCCAGCTTTGCTAGTGTGGTTTTGGCTAGTACCCCATCGGCTAACACTCAAACGCTGTCTATAACCGTTCCTACGGGGTCTGGCTTCGCTTTTAAGGCTGGTGACTTTATTATGGTTGGTGGCTATACCTACAAAGTTACGGCAGATGTGGCTAGGGCAAGTACACCCGTATCCGTGGGAATTCACCGCCCGTTAATTGGATTACCTACAAGCGGAACGCAAGTTTTTATTGGCAATGATTGCGTCATTCAAGTTGTTGCAGAAGCCTGCCCGACATATACTTTAAACCCAATGACGAACGGTGCGTTTGTTCAATGGGATGCTCCATTTGTGTTTAGGGAATACATTACATGACAACTATTAATGCGGTTACTGGTTCGCAGATTAACCATGCAGAATTTGTAAGACTTACAGTTGGAACTGCTGCGACCGTTTATACATTTTGTAATGCGGCTGCACCTGTTACGGTTAGCGGTATTACATTTTCAAATCTTGGTGCTTTGCTTAATGTTGGTGATGTTCAGCGCGACATTAAATCTACTTCTGACGATATGACCATTCAGTTAACGGGCATTGACCCAACTAACATTGGCATTATTCTAGGCAACCAGATTAAAGGCTCATTGGTAGAGGTTTGGAGAGGTTTTCTTGATTCAAATAACCAAATCATAACGACACCTACTACACAATTCTTTAAACGCTACCAAGGTATTATTAGCAGCGTTTCAATTACAGAAGATTTTAATTCCCAATTGAGAACCCGCATAGCAACATGCTCTATTGCCTGTTCATCAATGAGAAGGGTTTTGGAAAACAGGTTATCTGGAATTAAAACAAATCAAAATAGTTGGCAATTGTTTTATTCTGGTGACACATCAATGAATCGTGTTGCTCAAATTTCAAATACTTATTTTGATTTTGGTTCGCCTCCAATGATGCAAACACAAGCAAGCGAAACAACAATTACAAAAGATACGACAGTTTATGAAAACGGCAAAGTCATAGCATGATAAGACCCGCAACAAGATACGACATACCTAGATTATTGGAAATTGTGGAAGCTTACGCTTATGAAAACCCAATTAAAACGCTTGGCAAGCCTGATAACCACAACCCGCAGCATGTTGAACAGTTGTTGTTCAGCATCATGTTAGGAAAAGGTTTTATCTACATTGATAAGGATTTAAGGGGGGCCATCATTGCTGTAAAGCAAAACAATGTCTGGTGTCCTAAAGTTAAAGAATTGCATGAGCTTTTATGGTGGGTTGAGCCTGAATACAGAGATGGGACATTGGGCGGTCGATTGTGGAAAGCTTTTGACCAAACAGGAACTGAAATGTTAGAGCGTGGAGACATTGATTTCATAGTCACATCAATCTCTTCTAAAGGCCCGTGGATTGATTACACTAAGCGTGACTACGAAGCAGTTACAGCAAGTTTTGTGAAGGAATAAAGATGGTTGGAACATTAATCGTTGCAGCAGCAGCTGGAACCACAGCGGCGGGTGTCGCAGCATCTTTTGCATTAACTGCTACTGCTTTTGCTGTTAACTTTGCTGTGTCAATGATTGTCACTAGGATGTTTGCTGATAATCCAGAAACACAGCAAGACATGGGTGTTCGTCAACAAGTACCGCCAAGCCAAGTTAACGCAGTTCCTATTGTCTATGGCGATGCTTATATGGGTGGCACGTTTGTAGATGCGGTTTTGACAACAGACCAAAAAACAATGTATTACGTTTTGGCTATATCAAGCATTAGTCAATCAAATGCAACTTTAGGAACTGCGGCGGGCGTGTTTAATTACGACACAACTAAGATGTACTACGGCGACCGCCTAATTACTTTTGATGGCACAGACTTAACAAAGGTTGTTAGTCTTACCGATGAAGCGGGTAATGTTGACACAAAGATTAGTGGCAATCTGTACATTAACCTTTACAAATCTAGTAACGCAGGTGTGATTACTTCTGTTAACGGTGCATCTGCGCCGAGTACAGTCATGGGCGGTTCTGATATTGCCGTTGGGCAAAGATGGCCCGCCACAAACAGACAAATGAACAATTTAGCATTTGCTATTGTCAAGCTTGTTTATAACCGTGATGCTGACACAACTGGACTTAATCCAATTACATTTCGTGTTAGCCATTATCCTAATGGTGCAAGTGTCGCCAAGCCCGGAGATGTTTGGCTTGATTACATTACAAACCAAGAATATGGCGGCGCTGTAGGCTGGATGCCTAACGGTACATTTAGTGCTGCATTTGTAGATACGGCTTGTGTTGCGCCATTAAATTCATATTCAGATGCCACAATTACTTATACACCGGCTGGTGGTGGTTCTCCTGTAACACAATCTCGTTATCGAATAAATGGTGTACTAGATGCTGGTCAATCAGTTTTAAGCAATATTGACCGCATCATGTCGTCTTGCGATTCGTGGATGACATACAACGCTGCTTTGGGACAATGGTCTGTTGTCATTAATAAAGCAGAGACAGCAGCATATGCATTTACAGACAACAACATTATTGGTGAAATTCGAGTTAGTGCAAGCGACATCACAAGTTCAATCAACCAAGTTGAAGCAAGATTCCCATTTAAAGAAAACCGTGACCAAGCTTCATTTGTTAACTTGGAAACACCTTTTGGTTTGCTTTATCCAAATGAACCAGTAAACAAATATTCAATCACTTATGACTTGGTAAATGACTCTGTACAGGCTCAATATCTTGCTAATCGTTTGCTTGAGCAAGCGCGAGAAGATTTGATTGTTTCGTTTAGCACAACTTATTACGGTATTCAAGTTGATGCCGGGAATGTAATTAGTGTTACCAATTCTGACTATGGATGGTCAAATAAATTATTTCGTGTGATGAAGGTTAATGAGGCTTCATTGCCTGATGGCTCACTTGGTGCAAAACTAGAATTAAGTGAATACAGTGCTGCTGTTTATGATGATCAAGACGTTACGCAATACGCCCCTGTTGCTAACTCAAACCTTGCATCACCCGCATATTTTTCTGCGCTATCTGCGCCAACAGTTTCAGCAACTTACCCGTCTGCAAGTATTCCATCATTTGATGTAACAATAACAATACCAACAACAGGTCGCGTGACGTTTGGCACTTTGTATTACACAACTACGCCCGCTACGCCTACAAGTTATTTGGTGTTAGATATTGCAAATTCTGCAAATAATATCCCTGTAGTTAACGGCACAACGTACACGTTTGCAAACATAACATTACCTGCGGGAACATATTACTTTGCGTTCACAGTCGGAAATGAAACCGCTACATCAACAAAAAGCGCAAACAGTTCTGCGTTTGTTTGGAATCCCGTGGGAATGGTTGGGCCAACTGGTGATTCAGGATTAAGCGCAATCACCGCATATAGGTCGCAAAGCCAAACGTCTGCCGCCCCTGCTACGCCCTCAAATACCATAGGTGCTACTGCCCCTGCGGGATGGTCATTAACTGCGCCTAGCGTTACCGTGGGTAATGTTCTTTGGTATTCTTTTGGTCAATACAATTCTAGCGGGTCAACAATTAGCGGAATCCCTGCGGGACAAACGCAATGGGGCGTACCAACTGCGGCTAGTGTTTTTCAAGATATTAAATCTGACAACTGGAACGGTTCAAACCCGCCTAACTTTGCTAACCCTGCAACTTACGGTACGGCGGGTTATTACATTCAACAATCCACAGGCGATGTGTTTTTTAACAATGGTTTGTTTCGTGGAAACATTCTGTCGCAGGGTCAATTTAAATTATCTGGCTTAGGCTATACATACGGCGGTAGCCTTTCACAAAATACCGTTGCCTACATTGATGGTTCAGCAACGATTTGGGGTGTTTACGCAAAAGGTGCTGACATTTTTACAACTGCTGTAACTGGTGAAAGTTACGGCGGCGTTGGTGTGCAAGGCAGTTCAACTGGCGGTGTTGGCGTTGGAGTTGGTGTTTACGGTTTTGCTGATACAACTGGAACTGCTTTACTTGCAATAAATAATTCTGCTTCAGGATACGGGTTCAGGCTTACTGGTCGTATGACTATTGACAATAATTTGCAAGTCAATAATTTAAATGCTAATTATTTGCAGGGTAATGCGGCAAGCGCGTTTTATATGTCTGGTGGCGCATTAGGTACGCCATCAAGCGGTAACTTTACTTCAGGTAGTTTCACTTGGCCTACATTTAATCAAAATACAACAGGTAATGCCGCAACTGCTACTTATGCAACAAGCGCGGGGTCAGCATCGACAGCATCTTATGCAAGCAATGCGGGTGATTCAGCGGGATTAGGCGGTGTTAATTCTTCAGGTTGGGCGCGTATCTTTGTGGGCGATGCTGGAACTGGAAATGCCGCAGGTGCGGGCATGAACTTTAATTGTCTTATTTCGGGGTATCAATTCCGAGGCACATCAAACTTCATGTATTTAGAACCTGTTTCCGATATACGCTTAAAAGAAAATATTGAACCTGAAACACTAGGTCTAAATTTTATCAATGCTTTAAAACCAGTTACTTATCACATGATTGGTAAAGAAAGAAAATCTCACGGTTTTATTGCACAAGATATTGAAAATTTAATTACCGGCGAAAAAGATTCGTTAAAAATTGAAAATGCAGATGGCATGAAGGGCGTTGACTATATGTCTTTAATTGCGCCTTTAGTAAAATCAATTCAAGAATTGACCGCCAAAGTTGAAATACTAGAAAAACAATTGAAAGGTTAAATATGCCAAGAAAAGTAATTATTCCTACGGAAACGGTTTATCAAGAAATCCAATCCTTAGAAGAATCACCATCAAGCAAATTGGTTCGGGTTGTAGTTGGCAATGTAGATGCTGACGGAAAATTTACAGTTCCTCAATTTTTTAAGATGTACGAAATTAGGGCAGAAATGTATGATGACTTAATTTCTGCAAATCCGCCTTGGAATCCTACTAAACCTGAAGGAACTTATTTCAATGAAGATTTGTGGCATTTTATTGATTTATTAAAAGAATCTTGATAAAATAACGCAACAAGATAAAACACCATTAGCCCGCAAGAGTTGCGGTAGTTCTAACTGAGTACAGGGAACGCTATGGCGATTTTCAACCGTAATACACTCGCGCAAGTGAGTGGCTTTGACAATCCAATTCTCGCTGGAGAACTGGTTTATAACCAAAATACCTATTGGAATTTGACGTTTACGAATTCCAATACAAACCTACCTATCAATTTGACGGGCGCGACAATCAACGCACAGATTGTTCGTAGGCAAGTAACAAACATCATTGACACTCGCAATGGTCTAACTTTTGACATTGCAGACTACAACCCGACACCGACCGCTATTCCGCTTACCGTATCCAACATTGTTGCGGCTTCAGGCACTTGCACATTGGTAATTGACTCGACCACTTGGGGACTGCTAACGACAGATGCCCAACTTGATATTAACGCTACAAGTTGCGTTGGTTACTCAGGTCGGGTCAAGGTTTCATTTCCTGCAAGTGGCTCAACGCCCGCTGATGACCAAATCATATTTTTGTTGTTCTTGATACGTTCTGACGGAATCGTGGTTATATGACGCAGGGCATTATTGTTTCCCCCGCTAATAGGGGCGTACAGGTCGTTGTAACAGACGAGAACAACGTACAACTCTTGGTTGATAGCAACCGAGGTGTTAGCCTTGAAATCGTGCCACAGCCCCGTATAGAGGTTTTAATTGACAAAGGCGTAGAGGGCGCACAAGGGCCAGTAGGACCACAAGGTCCGGTCGGCCCACAAGGGCCACAGGGAACAGCGGCAACGGTTGCGGCAGGTACTACGACCACAGGCGCGGCAGGTACAAGCGCCATTGTCACTAACTCAGGCACATCAAGCGCGGCAGTATTTGATTTCACCATACCGCAGGGTATTACGGGTGCTACAGGCGCGGGGGTCGCTGTAGGCGGCACAACAGGTCAAGTGTTGGTCAAGGCAAGTAACGTCAACTATGACACCACTTGGGCAACCATCACAGGAACTTTGGTTTATCAGGGTTCTTGGAACGCATCTACAAATACGCCTACGCTGACTTCTAGTGTTGGCACAAACGGTTATTACTATGTTGTTGGCACAAGCGGTTCAACAAATCTGAACGGCATCACCGATTGGGTTGTAGGCGATTGGGCTATCTTTAACGGCACTATTTGGCAGAAGATTGACAACACCGACCTAGTGTCATCTGTTAACGGACAAACAGGCGTAGTGGTGCTGACGGCATCTAGCGTAGGTGCGTTAGCGATTGCAAACAACTTGTCTGATTTGGCTGATGCGCCAACGGCTAGAACTAACTTAGGTTTAGGTACTGCGGCAACGCAAAACAGCACAGCATTTGCTACTGCGGCTCAAGGTGCAACAGCAGATACAGCATTACAGACTGTTACGTCTGCCGATGGAAGCATCGTAGTTTTACAAACTGGCACAAATATAGATTTGGCAGTATCTGCGGCATCCCCTGCTTCTACATTGCTTACGCAAGTTCGTAATACAACAGGTGCAACCTTAACCAAGGGTACTGTTGTTTATATCTCAGGTGCAACGGGACAGATTTCTACTGTATCAAAAGCGATTGCATCAAGTGATGCTACATCTGCTCAAACTTTGGGCATGATTACCACTAATTTGGCAAATAACTCAAATGGTTATGTAACTGTTTTTGGTTTGCTTCAAAACATAAATACATCCGCCTATACCGATGGCGCACAGTTGTATTTAAGCGGTACTGTTGCGGGTGCGGTAACGGCTACAAAACCATCTGCGCCTATTCATCTAGTGTATGTTGCTGTTGTTGAATACGCACACCCAACGCAGGGTAAGTTGTTGGTTAAGGTTCAAAACGGGTATGAGTTAGCCGAAATCCATGATGTGTCGATTGTCAGCCCTACAACAGGTCAAACGCTTGTTTACGATTCTGTTACAGACCTTTGGAGCAACAGCAATGCGCCTACCATCACAGGCGGCACGATAAACAACACAGTCATTGGCGGCACAACCCCTGCGGCTGGTACGTTTACTACAGTAACAACACCTATTGTTGGGGCGGCTACTGGTTCATCTACAACTGGACTTGATTTAAACGTCAATAGCAAAGCGCAAGCACGTATTGTTGAGATTGGTGATGGAACTAGACCACTGGTCATCAATGGCGGTTCAGCAGGTGGAGCGCAAATTCCAGGCATCAGTGTTCCTGCAATTTTGGGTATTAGTGCTGGTGGCGGCAACCCTGTCAACTTTTATACAAACGGGCGCGTAACAACACAGCAATTCCAAGTATCCCACACCGCATCAGCAGTCAATTACGTTCAGGTGACTGGTGCGGCTACTGGTGGAAGACCAACTATTAGTGGGCAAGGAAGTGATGCTAATGTTGACTTAAACTTTTTATCCAAGGGAACAAGTGGCGGTCATATATTTACTGCTAACAATGCAATTCAAGCAGTTGTTTCTCCCACAGCATCAGCAGTTAATTATGTTCAACTGACAGGAGCAACCACTGGCGGCAATGTTCAAATTTCAGCGCAAGGTACTGATGCAAGCACTGGAATTAGCCTTGTAAGTAAAGGTGGCGGTGGTTCGGTATGGAAAGGTGATGGCGGCGTTTACTTCCAAAACAATGCGGCTAACAATTTATTCTCTGTTGAAAACACATCATCTACAGTCAACAGATTAACGGCTACTGGTAGTGCCACGGGTTCAGGGCCACGCTTGTTTGCCCAAGGCTCAGACACCAACATAGACCTAAACCTGACTACCAAGGGTACTGGTGCGGTTAGATTTAATACAGGGGGAGGACTTGGGTTTAGAGTATCTGAGGCATTCCTAACAGGCACAGCAGTAAACTACATTGATGCTTCTGGAAGACAAACAGGTCTTGGGCCAGTATTATCTGTTAACGGTTCAGATACAAACGTTCGGTTTAATATTACTTCTAAGGGTTCAGAGGCTGTTGGTATATACACAAACTTAGCTAATCAACTACAATTAAACATTGCCAACACAACCAGCGCAGTCAACTACCTACAAGCCACAGGCGGTGCTACAGGTTCAGGCGTTACCTTATCAGCTCAAGGTTCAGACACAAACATTGACATCAACCTAGTACCAAAGGGTACAGGCACTACTGTCTATACGGGTGGCGTAACAATCAATGGAACGCTGACTGCTCAGAATGAAGTGCTGAAGGGTACTGGGCAGAATTTAATTTTAAGAAGTCAAGCATTAACAACAGCGCCTTGGACATTAAATGCAAGCCCCACAACGGCATCATATACAGACCCATTAGGCGGTAGTACAGCCACTCAATTTACAACCTCGGCAGGTAATAGCGGCGTATACCAGTTTATTTCTTCCTCAAGTGGTCTAACACTAACATTTTCTGTATACATAAAATACATATCTGGAGATGGAACGGTTTCACTTGGAAACCAAGCAAACCCATCAACAGGAACATTGGTATTTAATTCTTCTGCTGGAACAATTACTTCTGCTGGCGCAAGTTTGACCGCATCAGGCGTTGTTAATGCGGGAAGTGGGTGGTATCGTGTTTGGGGTACGTTTGTTACAACTGGCACATCGTTGGCAATGGTTGTTTACTCAAACAACGCATCAGCATCTTCATTTGGCGCTTGGGGTGTTCAGTATGAAATTGGCAGCACTCTAAACACCTACATCCCCACAACCACAACAGCGGTTTACGGAACCCCATCCCTATCCTTTTCAGGTGTATCAACAATAGGATTAGAGTCTAACGGCTCACTCTTTGTTCAACCTGCTGGTACTGGTGCATTACAAGCACAAGCCACTACATCATCTGCTACTGGTGGTAAT